CAATAGACGACATAATCGAAAGACTTGGGCGCGAGCTTGAAGCTGCGGAAAAAGACGCGGCAAACAGCCTGCCTTTTGACGAAATCGGGCAATAAGGGGAACACGCGCAGAGGGCGCTTAAAGGCGGGTTCAAATCCCGCGTGTTTCAAGAACAAACCGACTGCCGCAGGCTATAGGAAACACGGCAGGTAAAGCAGGGAGAAGTCAAGCGAGGGGCTTTTTGCGGGGCGTTCACAAGCTGACGGTGGCAAGTTCACGGCGGACGTTATGACGGTAACGGGCGGGTTCGATACCCGCACTTGCAAGAGGTAAACAGCTGGCCAGCGTTCGACCTTAATAATTTTTACGAGGTGCGAAAAATGAAAAATGCTATTTTGGAAATCTGCGAAAAGTTGCGCGGATATTCAGACACAGAGCCGTACTTTGAAGTTACGGAGATCAAGCAGAACGACAACGGGACTTTTACAGCTACTTGTAAAGTCGTAGACCCAGCAGCAGAAGAACAGGGGGCAAAGAATGAAAGTAACGAATAATCTACACCTGCCCGAAGCGTTCGTAAAAGCTGTAAGCGTTGAGCGCCACAATAAAGCTGGCAGCTATTCTGCAACAACCCTTAACAAGGGCACAAAAGAAGTAATACTGCAAGAGCGCCACTGGGACGAGTTCAGCGTAGACGCTGCCGAACAAGTATGGGCGACTTTTGGAACTGCGGTTCATGCAATCATGGAAAAATACGAGGACGGCAATTTTCACGAAGAAAAGTTCGACATTGCCGTTTCAAAATCCCGCGTTACTGGCGTAGTAGACAGCTACGACATGGAACACGGCGTAATAAACGACTGGAAAACCGCAAGCGTTTACAAAGTAATGCACGGCGATTTTTCCGACTGGTACAAGCAGGGTATGACCTACGCATGGCTTTTGAAGCAGAACGGGCTTGACGTTCGCCATTGTAGATTTATTGCGCTTCTTAAAGACCATAGCAAGAGCAAGGCCAAGACAGACGCAAGCTACCCGCAAAGCCCAGTATTTACATACGAGTTTGACGTAACGCCCGAGGAATTGCAGCAGACGGGCGAAAGAATCATAGCAAAAATTAAAGACATCGAAGCCGCCGAGCTTATGAGCGACGATGAAATAGCACCATGCACAGCCGAGGAACGCTGGGCAGACAGTGACAAGTACGCCGTAATGAAAAACGGCAGAAAAACAGCAGTGCGCGTTTTCGACCAGCTTGTAGACGCGGAAGCCTGCGCGGGTGCTTTGGGTAATTCCCACTACGTCGAGCACCGCCCCGCAGTGTCGAGAAAGTGCGGCGATTTTTGCTTGTGTAAAGATTTTTGCAGCTTTTACAAAAAAGAACAGGAGAACAAATAAAAATGACTGACTTAAACCATGTAATCGAAATTGGCCGACTTACGCGCGATATTGGCGAGCGTGATTTTGGCTACACAACAGGCGGAACAGCACGCCTTAACTTGAGTATTGCTGTAAACCGCAGCGTAAAGAAAAACGGCGCGTGGACTGACAGCGTAAGCTATTTTGACGTGACCGTTTGGGGAAAACCTGCGGAAAACATCAAGCCGTATCTGCACAAGGGCAAGCAGATTGCCGTTGACGGTTTTCTTGATCAGCAGCGCTGGGAAAAGGACGGGCAGAAGTTTTCAAAGGTTGTTATCGTCGCAAACACCGTGCAGCTTTTGGGCGGCAACGATAACAACGCAGCACCACAGGAACCAGCGGGCGACTATGCGCCAGCAGGCAGCGGGGACGACTTCCCCGAGGATTTACCGTTTTAATGGGGGTACGGCATGAAACAGGACGAAGCAATTAAAATCTACGAATCATTATCACGCCCGCCAAAAGACGCGTTAAGGCAGATTGAAGCGGGAAAGCTCAAGGGTAAAACAGATATAAACCCGCAGTGGCGCTACAAGGCCATGACGGAAAAGTTCGGGCTTGTCGGCTGCGGCTGGAAGTACGAAGTACAAAAGTTATGGACTGAACAGGGCGCAGGAAGTGAAAAGCTCGCGTTTGCGCAGGTTGCCGTTTTCGTAAAGGACGGCGACAAATGGAGCGAGCCTATTGTCGGAATCGGTGGCAGCCGCCTTGTTCAGCTGGAAAAAGGCGCAGCTGTAAGCAATGACGAGGGCTACAAAATGGCCGTTACGGACGCTTTCAGCACTGCGTTAAAAATGCTCGGAGTGGCTGCGGATATTTACGCGGGACGCTGGGACGGCAGCAAATACAAAGAATCACTGCCACCGCAGGTTGAAGCCGTAAAGCAGGCTTTTAAGGGCGAAGTAGTACAGCCAAAAAAGCAGCCTGCAAAACTTGCTTTTGAACCAAAGGGCGGCGAAACAACACCCGAGGAACGCAAGGAAATTGCAGCGCTTTTGAACAGCAAGTACACAAACGGCCAGCCGATTTTCACAAAAGACGAAATGAAGCACTACAGCGATATGCGCAAGGACTACACAGCCCGCGAAGTTATCGACGCTATCAAAGCCGAATTGCAGAAGCGCGTATCACCTGCACCACAGGAACCAGCGCAGCAGAGCTTTGACGAAATGCAGCCCGTAGAACAGAGCGAAAACGGCTTTGACATTTTTTAAGGTGGCGGCGGTATGGTGCAGTATGTGCTTAAACGTGTGGATATTGCGGGGCGCATAGCCTTTGAACCGCCAGCAGACAGCGGAGCGCAGGAAGCTATAAAACGCGAGCTGCGCAAATGCAGGGACAAGCACCACGACTACGTATTGCTTACCCTGCAACCGCCGAAGCGGCCACGGACTACGGGCGCGTTTTCGCAAAATCACCACTTGAACGGCCATATAATGCAGATCTGCAACGAAACAAGCAACAGCTACGACGCTATTAAATACTGCGTCAAATACGCGCTGGCAATCAGCGGCGGCGTTTGTGAGGTTTGCGGGCGGCCATTACGCGACGGACAGCCGCAAGGGGCGCACAGAATCGGCAACACGATTGCGAACCGCGCCAAGTACGGCGATTTTGTGATAGACCACCGTTTTAATATCGGCATGACGTGCAGCTTAAAATGTAACGCCGAGCTGGATATAAGCGGGGACACGGGAAAAGTAATAAAGTTGTGCTGCAAGATTTACGCGGCAGAAAGTAAAAAATACGGGGTGGAAAAGTGAGAGAATCTTTTGTATTTCACGCGGAATATATAGCCGACTTGCCCGACGACTACAAAGCCGACTTTGCAATGTACGCCATAAATTACGCGCTGAATGACGAACAGCCGCCGCTTATGCAGGGGACGCTTGAATATAGCTTATGGGCAAAAATTGAGCGGCGTATAGATCAAGAGCGGGAAAAGTACGAGCGCGTAAAAGAAAAACGCGCCGCAGCTGGAAGAAAGCACACGGGGAACCAGTACAACGCCCCGAAAGCTGAAAGCCCGCAGGTTCCCGAAAAGGAAACGCCCGCAGAAGTTCCCGCAGAGGGAACCGAAACGGCAAAGCCTGCGCCAAAGGCTGAAAAGCCGAAAGCGCCGCAGTTTGTAAAGCCTACGGTTGAGGAAATCGACGGGTATTGCAAGGAACGGCGCAACGGACTAGACGCGCAGCAGTTCTTTGATTTTTACGAATCTAAAGGCTGGAAAGTGGGCGCGGTAAAAATGAAAGACTGGCGGGCTTGCGTGAGGACGTGGGAAAAGCGGCACGCTGACGAACGGCACAAAGCGGGCGGAATGTGGGGAAACGAAAACGAAGTACCCGAGGACATTATAAACAGCATTTAAGGCAAAAAGTATAGGGGTGCGGAGATATGGACGAGATTAAATCAATACAGGACGTTTTCAACATCGACTTGTCAAAATATGGCTTGCGTGACGAAGAAGTCGAAGAAATGGAGCGAAAGCAGGCAGAAGCCGAAAAGCTGGCGCGGTATAAAAAGACAGTTCCCGAGCGATACTGGAAAGAATCGTTTGAAACTTACGGGGCAGAAACGGACGAACAGAAAAACGCGCTTGAGCAGTCGCGCCGTTTTTTGGAAGCCGTAAAGTGCGGGAAGTTTTGCACGTTGATTATGTTAGGCACAGTCGGCACGGGAAAAACACACCTTGCCTGCGGAATTGTTCGCGAGTACGGCGGGCTTTATAGGCTTGCCCCGAACATCGTTGAGGAAATCAGACGGGCAAAGAGCTTCACGGCCAAAGAAACAGAAGCCGACCTGCTGGAAAATTACGGGCGGGCAAAGCTGCTTGTTATTGACGAAATCGGGCGCGGAGTTGCTGGAACTGACGAACAGTATATGCTTTATCAGATCATAAACGAGCGCTACAACCGCCGAAAGCCTACGGTTTTAATCTCAAACCAAACAAAACGCGACTTCTTAAATTATATCGGAATTGCCGCCGCCGACCGCTTAACCGAGAGCGCGAAAACGGTTGAGTTCAAAGGCCAAAGCTACCGCGCGACATTGCGCAGAAACGCCGCCCAGTAAAGGAACCCGTACAGCTGGAGTTTGATTTTGAGTTTGACGAGTTACCACCGACAAGGCCACTGCCCTACTATCCCGCGCCGAAAAACGACAACGAAAAGCTGCTGAACTGGCAGTATGAATACAGGATAAAGGGCGACGAAAAGGCGTTAAATAAAATGTACCGTTTGGGCGAAATTATCGCGCTGCGGTACATAAACACGGTTGCGAAGAAAAACAAGGCCGTGGCAAAGCTGGCGCAGTGCGACAAGGAAGAAAAGGCGCACAACGCCATAACATACATAATAGCTCGCTATTTGCGGGTAAAGGATTTTGCAATAACAGAGAGCTTCACAGGCTATTTGTATCTGCGAATAAAACACGAATTATTTTACCAGCGCAAAGTTGACAAGATTGTGGACTTTGTAGACTGGGACAGTTACCGAGGAACTAAATGACAAAATACGAACTTGCGAAAGAATACGCAGCCGAGAAATGGGACAACGCCGCAGCTTACAGCAAGGCCGAAAAGAAAGATTTTATTTTCACAATCCGCGAACAAAGGGAAATGTGCAAGCAGGATTTTGTAAAGGGATTTAATGCAGCTGAACAGGCCGACAGAATAAAGCCCGTTCTTGAAGTTATGCAGGAAGAAACCGCAAAGGCGCGGGCGTTCTTTATTGCGTACTCAAGTCAAAACATATATGAGGGCGACAAGCCAGTAATTGAGCTTGCCTTATACAACCAGCTGAACAAGATAAAGCAAGGGCTTGATATATTACTTGAGGGGCTGAAATGACAGACACATACCTTTTAATTGACAGAAGTAATAAGTGTGGAATCTATGGTTATTTAGAAGTTCCGCATAATTTTAATATAATGGAGTTAAAGAATTTTACTTTAACAGAAGCCACAGTCTATTTAGATAAAAACAAAATCCCATTCAAGTTGAAAACAGGAATTAAAGGAAATATACGGTTTAAGGAATAAATATATGACAGATTTAAACGAGATACCGAAAGCAAAAAAGCATTACCCGCGCTGCCTGCGCTTTGTATTAAAAGGCGTATGGTTTGACATAATCAAGAGCGGGGAAAAGCGCATAGAATACCGCGAGGTAAAACCGTACTGGGATAAACGCATACGGAACCTTTACCACTTCAACAACACGCCCGATTTTAACAAGTGTATTTTTACACGCGGCTACACAAGCGAAATGCTTATAGCTGAAATCGAGCGCATAGAAATTATTTACGGCGGCAATACGGATTTACACGTAAACAAAAACGTATATGCAATTCACATTAAGAACGTAAAAGAATATGGGGTGTAATATGGCTTGCCCTCGATATTGTTTTGTATTTACATACGAATATTTAAGCGGCGGGTGGAGCTTTTATTGTATCTACGCCGACGACTTACAGACCGCGCAAAAGCAGTTTGAAACTATACCCGACGAGCTTTATTTCATAAAAACGATTGACCGAAAAGACAATCGACATTGCGCGTATGAAAAAGGCTACGAACCCGAAACGCGGGTATTTTCAGCATAAAGTTATATTTTACGTGGGGGACGATATGAACTTTGAAAACACGCCCGAATTGTTCGAGGACTGGTGGCAGGTTGTATATATGGGCTACAACGTAATAGACCCGTTCACAGTAGACCGCAGCCATAAAATAAAATGCTTAGCAGCTTACGGCACGTTTAAGGACTGCACAGCCTTTCGCAACCACTACAAGGACGGCTGCCCCGAAACATACAACGCTATGCGCATAGAGGAATACAACGGCGGCGAGTGGCAAGGAATGACAGAAGCCAAGCGCTGCGGGAACGAGTGCGCCAGCTACCGCGCCGACATTCAGCTTGAATACTTCAAAGGGCTTGAACACGTGCGCCGAACGTTCAAGTATATAGACGAAATACAGGCGTACAGAATCGCGTTTAATGAGCGAATACCAAAGGGGCTACGAAATTAAAAAACGGGCAAAAATGACTATATTTGCGTAGAAAACAGGCGTTTTTTATACGTTTTTTATACTAGGCGAAACAATGGCAGGACGACCACGAAAAGACGACATAAACACACAACAGCTCATTATTAACCTTGCAAAAGCAGGCATGACAAACACGGCTATTGCAGAAATTACGGGGCTTACTCGCGACACAATACAGAAATGGCTTGCAACTACGGAGCTGGGGCAGACAGTAAAGACAGTGCGGGAAGCTACGGCAATGCTGGAAGCGCAGCAAAAGCACGCCCTTAATAAATCGGCGCTTATGGCTGCAAAGAAGCTGCTTAAAAAACGCAAGATTGAGGAAACAGAGGAACGGCGCGACGCAGAGGGGAAAATCATTTACACGCAGAAGCGAATACGCGAAGCAGAACCAAACGCAAGCATGGTGCAGTTTGTGCTTAAATGCACGGATCCGCAGAACTGGAACGAACAGCAGATAGCAGAACAGCAGGCAGCAGCCGACGCAGAACAGGCCGACAACGAAATAAGGATTGTTATTGATGACGATACACAGCAGTAATATTTTTGCAAAAGTCTATAACAAGTATTTCCGCATGATACTAAAGCACGAAAAGGAGCGCTACACGTTTACAGGTGGCCGCGCTTCCACAAAGTCGTCGTTTATCAGTATTGTAATTGTCGTTTTAATAACCATGTTTCCAAAGCTCAACGCGCTTGTAGTTCGCAAGACCGCAAAGACATTGCGCCGCAGCGTGTTTGAACAAATCGTATGGGCAATAGACAAGCTACACCTGCGCTACACAAAAGAACGCAAAACGGGTTTTAAAATACCGAAAAGCGAAGTGTCGGCGCTGCCTATTACATACATACGCAAGGACGGCACAAAGCAGCAGATTATATTTGCAGGGTGCGACGACCCCGAAAAGATAAAATCTATTAAAGTGTCGCAGGGCTATTTCGGCATTTTGTGGGTAGAGGAAAAGACCGAGTTTACACCCGCAGACCTGCAAAACGTGCGTATTTCAGCATTACGCGGCGGTGATACGTTCTACATCTTTGAGAGCTACAACCCGCCAAGCGCTGCGCGTCACTGGTGCAACCGTGAAGCTGCAACCTACGACCCGAACCGTGTTGTAATTCACACTACATACTTGGATATACCGCCCGAATGGCTGGGCGCGGCTATTCTGCACGACATAGAGCAGACAAAGGCCACAAACAAGCGGGCGTATGAAAATATCTACCTCGGACTTGCTACAGGTTCGGGACAAAACATTTTTGAAAACGTGGAACTGCGGGAAATCACCGACGACGAAATTAAAGCCTTTGATTTTCTGTACTGCGGCATAGACTGGGGATATTACCCCGACCCGTTCGCCTTTTCCGTATCGGCGTACAACGCGCCAAAGCAGGAGCTTTTTATTTTTGACGAGCTTTACTTAAACAAGCGTGGAAACTATGACGCTTTCAAAGATTTAACAAAGCACATGGAAATAGCGGGGCTTGATATTGCAAACGACAGAATAACAGCGGATAGCGCGGAGCCGAAAAGCATTGCGGACTTTAGAAGCTGGGGCGGAAATGTTCGTGGCGCAATTAAGGGAATCGGCAGCCGTGACACTTCTTTTAAGTGGCTGCAAGGCTTGAAAAAGATTGTAATAGATCCGCGCCGCTGCCCGAGAATGGCCGACGAGTTCACGCTATACGAACACGAAATCGACAAACGCACGGGCGAAATAATGAGCGGCTACCCCGACGGACAGCCCGACCACGGAATAGACACTATACGCTATGCGCTTGAGGGTGTATATCGTCACGCTGGCGAGTAAATGACTATATAGGCAGAGGAATATAATGTTTGAACGAATAAGGGGCTTTTTTATGAATATCTTAGGACTTTTTCACACTACGACCATTAAGGACGTAACGGGAATTGACACAAACATTTCAAGCGATATGTACAACGCTATTGAATTGTGGCTGCAAATGATGAGCGGGAACGCGCCGTGGAATACCAAAGCGCCGCCTTGCGGAGTTCTTGACCAAATCGCGGGCGAGCTTAACGTAATGGTGGCGCGTGAAATCGGGCTGGAAGTTGAAAACGACGCAATACGCCCCGCAATGGAGCATATAAACCACGACGTAGACAAAATCGTGGAATATATCGCGCTTGTGGGTGCCTGCATTATACGCCCGATTTTCAGCAACGGAAAGCTGCAATATGAAACTATCCCGCTGGGTAACTACTTACCGACAAGCTACGACTTTGACGGAACCCTTACAGGTGCGCTTGTTATGAAGCAGCTACAGAACGGCGCGAAAAAATGGCTTTTGGTTGAAGAACACAAATACGAGAATAACAGGCATACTGTAAGCTGCACTCTTTACCGCAATGACAATCACGCAATGAAAAAAACAGCTTTGACAGACTGCCCGCAGACTGCCGATATTACGCCCGTTTATACATGGGAAAACGTAAAGCAGCCGATGATTATTGAGTTTAGAAACCACGCTGTAAATAAAATCGACGGTTCAAACGTTCCCGTCGCAATCATCGCAGGCGCAGAGGATTTAATTAAAGACGCAGACGAACAGTACGAGCGCATGAACTGGGAGCAAGAGGGCGGAAAAATGCGCATATTTGCCGACCGCGATATGTTCCAGCAGCGACAGAAACGCGACGGCACAACACAGGGCGCAAACTCCACGCCCGAGTTAAACAAGCTCATTGTAAAGATTGAGGGCGACGGCAGCGCAGAGGGTAAGAAAATTACCGAGCACGCGCCAGCTTTGCGCACCGCACAGCAAAACGAAATGTTCCAGCAGATACTACGCCGTATTGAATTGACCTGCAAACTTGGCAAGGGAACTATTTCCGATATGGAAAGCGTACAAATGACAGCCGAGCAGTACAACGGCGGACGCAAGAAACTGTATGCTTTAGTAGACACAATCGAGGACGAAATCGAAACCAAATACCAGCATTGCGCCGACGTTTTCGCGCACATGGCCGCTGCGTACCAAATCGGCAAGAATAACGCAAAGATAACCGTAACATGGAACGACGACCAAACCCGCAAAGACATTACAGCAGCAAAGCAGCTGGCAATGCAGGAAATCTCAAGCGGTGTAAAAAACAAATGGGAATACCGCCGCGACTTTTTCGGCGAGGACGAAGCAAAGGCAAAGGCAAACGTACCACCCGAAGCACTCGCGCCCGACCCTTTTAATTTTGGAGCGTAAACAATGGCACAGCACAACAAACAGAAAAAAGAAATACTCAAAAACGACATGATCGTAGTAGCGGGATTTTGTGAAGCGATAAACAAGAAACCGCTTAAAACCCGCCTTGTCATTACTTGGCGCATTTTGCGGGGCAAGTTCTAGGCTATGCTTTCCCCTCGCTACTTGGACGGCATGGCCGACGAATTAACAGAGATTTACTCACAGCTTGAAAGCGAGATATTGCAGGACATGGCGCGGCGCATTGCTCGGCTCGGTAAAGTAACCGACGCTACAAAGTGGCAAGCGCAAATGCTTGTAGAAGCTGGCGCAATGAAGCGCAATATTAACCGCATACTTAAAAAATACGACAAGGCAATAGCGCAGCAGGTAAAGGACACTGTAACGGCTGCACTTGAAGCAAGCACAAAGAACGATAACAAGATATTCAAGGAAGCTACAGGGCGCACCGTTTCAACACCGAACGCCCAGCAAATGCTTGCAACTATTCAGAAGTGCCACAGCGATTTATCACGCCTTACGCTCACAACCGCGGCCACAACACAGACCGAGTTTGTGCAGCAGGCAAACCGCGTTTATATGAACGTGCAAAGCGGCGCGTTTGATTATGATACAGCAATGAAAAGCGCAGCCGACGAGCTGGCAAAGCGCGGCATTACCGCCGTACAGTATGAAAATGGCCGCCCCGTAACTCGCACGATTGAAAGCGCCGTACGCATGAACATTTTAACCAGCGTGAACCAAACGGCAGCAAATCAGACTTTGAACAACTGCGAGGAATTAGACTGCGACCTTGTGGAAACATCGGCGCACATCGGAGCACGCCCCGAACATGAGGACTGGCAAGGGCAGATTTTCAGCAGAAGCGGGAATAATAAAAAATACCGCCCGTTTTCTGTATGCGAGCTTGGAAGTGTTACGGGAATCTGCGGCATAAACTGCAAACACTCTTTTTACCCTTACTTTGAGGGAATGGAAAACCACTACACCGAAAAAGAGCTGGACGAAATGGCCGACGAAAAGGTGGTATACAACGAAAAGGAAATGACACGCTACGAGGGCGAGCAATACTTGCGGGGCATTGAGCGCAATATAAGACATTACAAGCGCCAAGCGTTGACGCAGGAAGCGGCGGGCGTGGATAACACAAGGGCACGCCATAAAATAAGCGAATGGCAAGAACAGGCAAAGAACTTTACACGCCAAACGGGAATTGCACGGGATAGCGCCCGCGAATACGTGGGAAGCGCAAAAGGCAAGCAGCCTGCGGGATTGCGAGGAACGCAGCCAAAGCCAAGCAAGCCAATACAGACACCGAACGAACCGCCCGCGCCTATTACATCGGCAACACAAAAGGCGATTGACGCTTTAGTGGATAACCCGAAAAGCTCAACACGCGGACTACTGGAAGCAAGAAACGTGCCGACATTAACAGTAAACGCTTTCACTACACCGAAAACGGAAAGCGAAATAATACAGCGGCTTGCGGGTGGCGATCTAACAAAAGGCAGCTGCTCGTCGCTGGCGCTTGCATATACAGCTAACAAAAGCGGCTTTGACGTGCTAGACTTTAGGGGCGGCGCGAGCTTGAGTATATTTTCAAGTGACGCAGCCATAAGGGAACTTGCACAGCTCAACGGCGTTAAAAGCGTTATTGCACACGAATACGACGACTACAAAGCGGCGCGGTTCCTTATGCAGCAAATGGAAGTTGGCAAAGAATACGAGCTGGCCGTAGGTTGTCACGCGGCCATAGTTCGCAAGCTCAAAGACGGGACTTGTGAATATTTAGAGCTGCAATCTGCGGGCGTAAATGGTTTTAAGAAGTTTGAAGAAAGCACGCTTGATATACGTTTCGGCTGCCAGCACAGCCATACAAGCTATGGGCAGAAGTACCAAATATTAAACTGCTTGATAGACATTGCGACACTGGGCAAAAACAAAGAGTTTATCGAACTTATGCGCTATATTAACACGGCCACAGGTTCACAATTAAAAGGTTTTGGGGGTTATGCAAAATGAGTGTAAACGCTTTTGTAAATGGACTTGATTTATATAAATCAGACGAAAACTTTAAAATATGGCGGGTAGAAACACCCGACAGAAAAGGGGAATTACTCTTTACGTTTGACTGCAAAAAGGTTTTTAACTTTTTCCACGACTACCCCGAAAAATTGACCGACGAAGAAATAGCGATATTTGAAAAAGAATACCCCGAGCTTGCAGCCTTAAAACAGCCCCGTAAAGCCCGCTAGAACGCCGTGCACGCGCTTTATAGGGTGCGGACGATAAAAGACACGACCGCGCCCGAATAGACGCGCTACACGCAATATTAAGCCCTGCACACGTTGCGGGGCGTTTTTTTAATTAGGGGAAATTTTCCCCTTATTTCCGCTATTTTCCCCTATTGCCCGAATGACTATAAAAGCAGAGGGCAAACAATGACAATCTACAAACGATTTTTAACACCTAACGAATGGAGCAGACCACAAAGCAAAATAAAGGAGTTCCGCGCAATCGTTATACACTGGACGGCAAACCCAAACGCAAACGCCGAGCAGAACTGGCTTTATTTTGAATCAAAAAAAACGGGCATGAGTTCGTATGGTTCGGCGCATTACATCATCGGGCAAAAGGGCGATATTATACAGTGCATACCCGACGAAGAAGTAGCCTACCACTGCGGCAGCTCGCAGAAAGACCCCGAAAGCGGGCAGATTTACACAAACTACGCGCGTAAGAAGTTCGGACACTACGCCGTACATTATCAAGTATCAAGCCCGAACTATTGCACGCTCGGCATTGAGCTTTGCCCGACAGACAACGAGGGCAACTTCACAGAACAGACCATAAAAGCAGCTGCGGAGCTTTGCGCGTACCTTTGCAAGCGCCACGGACTGACACCCGACGATATTACAACACATCACGACGTCGTAGGCTGGAAAGACTGCCCGCGCCTTTGGACTAAGCAGCCAGCATTACTCGACGCTTTCCGCTTGAGCGTAGCCGACGAACTCGCACGCAATGGGGGCGCAGAATGTGGGAAGCAATAAGCAAGGTATTAACCAGCGCAAACGCTCGCGAAATACTCTTTTTCTTAGCCGTGGTGCTTGTGGCCGCTATCGTGCTTGTAAAAACGGGCGCGGTAAATATCCGCACTAAGCACGTGAGAATCGGCAAGGCAGAAGCTGAACGCGAAGTAATACGCCGACAGGTTGAAGCTGCGCACGATTTTATTATGAGCATAGAGGGAAAAATCAAGGCGGACACTTCCCAGTATAACGGCTATTTCACTAAATACATTCTTGAACGTGTCTACGACAAAACTATCGAATGGATCATGTTCAACCACATAACAAACAGCACGCTTTACGTGCAGGACAAACAGGACACAATCTGCAACTTAATTTATACGTTTGACGTGGGCGAGGACTTCAAAACGCCCGAGTTCAAAAAACGTATGTGTAACTGGGTTGCGGAACTTATAGACCGCTTAATTAAAACGCGGGAAATCTACAGCAAACAGGGAGAATAAAAAAACATGGAAGAAGAAAAGACAGAGAAAAAACACAGCAAGCTAACATCGGCTAAATTGTGGGTGACAATATGGGCAATCGGCCTTGTGTCTTTTATCGTAATCGCGAACCGCACCGAGTTTATGAGCATAGCGCAGCCGCTTTGCTTTGTTCCGCTTGGTTACTTGGCCTTGGAACTGTATGGCAGAAAAAGATTTACGAGGATAGCGCAAAGTGAAATACACCTGCAAAGTGTGCCAGCAACAATATTTTATATGGCGCATGAAAACAAACGACATCTGCATAGATTGTTTTAGGCGAAAGCTAGGGGGCAAAAGGTGAATATATCAGCATGGATAATTACGGGGCTTGCAGTCGCATTTATGGCGGTTGTAGCTATTGGCGGCGCTTATTTGAACGCCGAACGAAAACGCTATGAAAAGCACATAGCAGACTTAAAAAAAGAGGGGGCAGAAAATGCACAGAACGCAGCGGACGCAATCACGCACGCCGAAGAAATCAAGGAAAATGCAAACACTGGCAATCATACTGACGATATGCACACTATGGCTGACCAGCTGCACAACTACGCGAACGGTAGACAGTAACCCCGCCCCGCAATACTACCCGCCCGACCCGTACGACAAAAACGGCGAGCTGGTATGGGTAGAAATTAAGGACGGGCAGACGTTCACGGCCACAGAGGACGGCATATATTTGCCGTGGTGGTATTGGCAGAAAGTCTACAACTACATCGTGAACACTCAAGAAGCGCAGAACGCAAAACAGAAATGACTATATAAGCAGGAGGACATAAACAATGTCAAAGAAAACATACGGGCTTGTATCGGGCTTAATCGGCGTTGCGGCTACTGCTGCAAATATCCTTTTGGCTTTTTTTCAGCCTGCAATGTACGGCGCAATTATTGCAGCCGTAGGAATTGGAGCTAAAGCAGCCGACGAAATCCTGCTGCTTTTTGTAACAGAAAAATAACGGGTTTTACCCTTGCGGCGGCAGTACACCGCACCTCGTATTTGCCGCCGTTTCTTTTGTATGCAACGTCAAATAAAAATGACTATGTATATAGCGTGAACGGCGCGTAACCCGTTCTATCCTTTGGCGGGCACGCCGTAATAAATGCGTAGGGAGATACAGACAAATGAAACGTGATTTTTTAGAGGGTTTGAAACTTGAAGCCGACGTAATCGACAAGATTATGAGAGAAAACGGCAAGGACATTGAGAGCGTAAAAGCAAAATACGCCGACTATGACGACGTAAAAAAGCAGCTGGAAACAGCAAACGCAACGCTTGAAAAGTTCAAAGACTACGACCAAACAAAAGCCGAAGTTGAAAAGTACAAACTTGAAGCGGAAAAGGCACAGAAAGAAGCCGCCGAAAAAATCGCAAAGTTTGAAGTACAGGCAAAAATTAAAGACTTCACAAGCGGCAAAAAGTTTGTGAACGACTTTACACGCGAAGCTGTAAACAGCCAGCTTGAAGCCTTGCTCAACAAGACGGAATCAAAAGGCAAAAGCCTTGAAGATTTATTCAAAGAAATTACAGACGGCAAGGAAAATATTATCGTTGACGATAACAAACCGACCCCGCCAGTAACGCCACCAATGGCAGGAAACAAAGGCGACGAAAACGGCGTAATGGCCGCATTTAAGCGCATGAATCCCGACATTAAAATTGACTAGGAGATAAAACACTATGGCAGTATCAACACAGGACAGATACAGCGCACTTGTAGACGCTAAACTGCGTCACGACATTGTGCAGAAAAACGGTTATGTATGGAACAACAAGTACGAGGGCGACCCTAAAGCGGGCGCTGTAAAAATCCCCGTACGTGACACAGAAGTTACAGTAACTTCTTACAACAAGCAGAGCGGAGCTACAAAGAGCTACGCCAGCGGTTCATTTATCACTTTGACTATTTCAAAGGATAAAGCAGTAAATGAAATCATCGACGGCTTTGAAGCTGACGCAGTACCCGACAATATCGTGGCAGACCGCCTTGACAGTGCGGGCTACTCTTTGGCTATGCAGATTAACGAGGACGGAACAGCAGAACTTCTTGACAAGGCTACTGTTATCGGACAGACAAGCGCCACAAGCAAGTCGAATATTTACGACCGCCTTGTAGACGCAAAAACAAAGCTGACAAAGAACAAAGTGCCTGCTACTGGACGCTTTGCCCTTGTAAATCCCGACACTATGAACCTTGTTTTGAAGTCAAGCGAGTTTACCGCCGCTTCATCACTCGGCGACGAAGTAAAGCAGTCGGGCGCAGTCGGACGTATTGCAGGCTTCCTTGTATTTGAGGACGCAACACTGCCCGATCATGCAAACTTTATCTGCGGACACCCGAACTGGTGCTGCCGCGTTGAGGAATGGCAGAAAGACGTACACGTGCAGGACTTGGGCGGCTCGGGTACATACATCGGCGCAAGCGCTGTACAGGGACGTAAGATTTACGACCACCTTGTAACAAAGTCGGCAGCCGTTGTTATGGATAGCGGCGTATTGAACGGTAGCGTAGCTATTGCGTCACATACAGCAACTATCACACTCGGAACAAACGCTACAGGCGCAAAGTATCGCATTAAACACGGCGACACATGGGGCGACTGGACAGCTTACGACAGCACAAACAAGCCTACTACACAGGCAAACGACACAATCGAGTTCTACTCGTTCGACGCTGACGGCGTACGCTCGGGCATTGTGTCACAGGTTGACGCATAAGGCACGGGGGCGGCAATGTTTGAGAACGTAACATATAGCTTTTATACCGAAACTCTTGGACGTTCCGCCGTCCCCGAAAGTGCTTTTGATTTACTGGCCGACGACAACAAAATGTTTATGAAGCAGCTTGTAGTTGACGGCATTGTAAAAGAACGGGAAGAAAACGGGATAGACATTGCAGTTTGCAGAATGATTGAAATTGACTACTTGACCGAGCAGGAAGCAAGCGGCGCGGCAGCCGAGGACAGCGGCAGCGTGGCAAGTGAAAGCATTAACGGCTATTCATACAGCTACGACAAAACCGCACAGCAGGCAGCCGTAAAGCTGAACGCCAAGAGCGCGGCAGAAAAGAAAATCAATATCATAAAACTGTATAACGATTATAACGCGGGGGTTTGCTAATGGCGCGACCTATAGCAAAAAAGCTGCTGGTGCATACCTGCACGCTTAAAAAGCCCGCTGGCCTTGACCGCGACAGAAACCCGACTTTTTCAGAAACAGTATTAAAGCGCGTGAGAATCGGCGCAACTTTTCAGACTGTACGGGGCAACGTGGGCGAAACCAAAGCCGACACCATGACACTTGTAATAGACGCGGCAAATACCACGTACGAAACGACAAGCGGAACGGAAACGGCGCAGGTATTGCCAGCGGAAAACGACGTTATTGTATGGGACGGCAAGAGCTTTACCGTGCGAAGCGTTACGCCTTGCTTTGCGCAGAGCGACACCCCGCACCACTGGGAGGTAACGCTTGAATAGTAACGGCGGAATAACTTTTACAGTCAAAGGAAACTTTGACACACAGGCGGCGAAAACGAGAATCAGCGCGGCGATACACAAAGCGCAGATGAAACTTGACCAGCAGGTAATCACGGACAGTAATTATTATTGTCCGTTGAGAGCGGCGCAGGGCGGAACTTTGCAGAAATCGGCAATTATTAACACCGTTATAGGCAGCGGCCTTGTCGTATGGAAAACACCGTACGCAAGACGGCAGTATTACGGCGTAAACTTCGACCATTCTAAAAGCGCGAACCCGAACGCCTGCGCGAAATGGTTTGAAGCTGCAAAAGCTCGGAAAGTGAAGCAATGGGAGAAATTAGTAAATGATACAATCAAAAATAGCTAGCGCGATCAGCGCGTACGTTGAAGAAACGCTGCAACTGCCTTTTACAATCTATTGCGACCTTATCCCCGACGAAGCAGCCGACGGCGCTTGTGTTAGGCATGACCCGACCCCAGCAGCAGAAGAACGCTACAACGACGGCACCCGCCTTGTGGCTTGGAACTTCACTTTTTACACTCGCTGCAAAAACGCTGCGAACGCGAGGGAATACGGCAAACAGATAGTTGATACACTGGACGGCGCAACAGTATTGAGCGCTGAAAACATAAAGATAGAGTGCGAAGCAGTAACACTGCCGCAGTATATCGACACTGACGCAAAAGGTTTTACGACCTACGCCGAAAGTGTTAAATGCACATTTTTAGAGGAGTAACAGACTATGGGCGATTTAGTTAAAAAGACCAAAATTGTACCGTTCTTGAATACTGGCACAAGTTCAACACCCGTTTGGACACAGATTAAAAAGTCAACATCGTTCGACTTGAACACAAACCCGCAGGTAAAGACTTTTGATTTTATCTCAAGCGAACAGCCCGAGGAAGAAATCGACAGCTACCAGCCGAACCTTGCGCAGGCTTTGACAATGTTCAAAGGCGAACCCGACTACCAGCATATTTTTGATATGCTTTACGAACTGCCTACAGGTGCAAACGCTCACCGCGACGTGCTTATCGTTTTCTATCAAGAAACCGCAGAGTACACACCCGAGGGCGAAACAGAAAGCGAAACTGTTTATAAGGCTTGGAAAATCGACAGCTTGGTAAAAATTAACCAGCTCGAAACCACAAACGAACAGATTAACTTTGAACTTGGCTTCAACAACATCAAGCGCGGTGCTGCTGAAATCGTAAGCGGTAGCCCGTCATTCACAGAGGGTACATTCTCTAACGGAACATTTACCCCTGCTGCATAATGGACTTATCAGAAGCAAAGCTGCCCGAAACCGTAAAGGTGGACGGCAGCACATTTTACGTAAAAACATCGTTTAAGTTTTGGCTAAAGTTCTTAAAGAAACTTGATGATAAAAACGCGCTGCCCGCAGATTTTGACTTCATGTATAACGGGGCACGCCCTCGAAGTCGATTAAACGGAATTATGGCGCTTGTGCAATTCTGCAACCCGCCGCAGTTACTACCGCGCCCCGAAGTGTTCGGCAGTGGCAGCAACGAAAAAGCAACCGACTACACCGTAGACGCTGACTACATCTACGCGGCATTTATGGAGCTTTACGGCATAGACCTTATCGAAAGTAATATGCACTGGTACAAGTTTTTAGCGCTTTTTAAGGGCTTACACGGTACGAAACTTAACGAAATAATCGGGTATAGACTTTATGAGAATACCAGCGGCAAGCGCGACGCATACACAAGGCAAATGGAAAAACTGCGCAGAGCTTGGGAACTTCCACAGATAGAAACGGACGAAAACGACGAAGCACTGGCAGCGTTTGAAGCACGCTTGAATAAATAGCACGCCCTGCACGATTGCGGGGCTTTTTTTATGGGAAAATGACTATATAGGTATGGCAAACGACGGCGAAATTAGATTTAATACCAAAGTTGACGAAAGCGGCCTTGATAAAGGCTTAAAGAGCGTCAAAGGCAAAGTAAACAATTTAGGCAAAGACACAAAGGGCTTGAACGCGCTTAAAACGGCGTTTAACGAAACGGGCGGAGCTGCTGCGGGCTTTACAAGCAAGCTGGGCGGCGTAGCGTCAAGCGGTGGCGTTACTGCGGCTGCTATCACTGCGGCGGTAATGGCTGCAAAGAAATATATTGAAACACTCAAAGAAGCAAATGAAGCCTACAAGGTACAGGAAAAGGCAGAAAAGGCTCTTTCAAAGGCTGCGGAAAACAACCCGTATATAAACGGCGAGGGCGTGGAGCGCCTTAAAGACTTTGCGGGCGAGATCCAAAAAGTAAGCAACTACGGCGACGAAGCAACAATCGACATCATGGCACAGCTTGCGGCCACAGGCAGAAGCGAAGCCGAAATAATGAAAATTATGGCGGCAGCTGCGGACTATGCAGCCGCAAAACATATCGACCTTAAAACGGCAGCGGAAACATTAAACAGCACATACAGCGGCATGGCTGGAACTATGGGGCGACAGATTGCCGAAATTAAAGACCTTACCGACGAACAGCTCAAGAACGGCGACGCTATCGACCTTATAGCGAAGAAATACAAGGGCTTTGCAGCTGACGCAGTAGACAGCGGAACACAGGCAAAAAATGCTTTTGGCGACTTCATGGAATCAGTCGGCAAAATGGCAAACCCTATGTTTGAGGGCTTGAACCAGCGTGCAAAATCGTTTTGGGAATCCATGACCGAACAAATGAACAAGTTTAACGACGCGTTGGAAACTGCAAGCCGTAAATGGGGAATCGGCGGCATACACCGCGCCGTAAACGAGGGCGTAGACGTTATAAACACAACGTACAAAAACGCCACTACTGGCGAAGAAAAACGCGGCGCTGACTTCCAAACCACAGAATATTTGAAATGGCTTAAAGAAGAATTAGAGTGGCGCGAAAAGCTCACAGCCGAGGAACAAGCCGCACTCTTTGAAATTAACCTCGAATTAAAGCAGCGTGAACGCTTGGCGAAGTACGAGCAGGAACAAGCAGCCGCAGAAGCCAAGAAAAACGAAGAAAACAAACGACAGGCGGAAGCCGAAAAGACCGCGAACGACTATGCAGCCGCAAGCAATAAAGCGCTGCAAGAAAAATTAAAACTTCTTGAAGTTGAAGCAAAGGCAAAGGGCGAATCGGTAGACGCTCAAGACGTTTACAACGCCTATTTGCAGTCATACGTTGACTTGCTCACAAAGACAAACGGCACAATACAAGAGGGCTACCCGATAGAATTACGCCGCCGAAAAGAGCTTGAGGAAGCAAAAAAGGCGCTGGACGCTGCAAGGGATAGCGAAGAAAAGCTCGCAGCTGCAATGCAGGCAACACAGGCCGCCGTTGAAGCTATTAACAGCATTAAACGCGAAGTAACGCCAGCAGAACAAATGCAGGAACAAATAGACGCGCTGGAACAGCTTAAACAGAAACTACGGGAAACCAGCGACGAAGAAATCGCAGCAGCACAAAAAGACGAAGAAATACAGTACAGCAAGCAGGAGCTTTTAGAGGGCGTTACAGCCGCCGAGAAATCAATTATTGACGAAAAAATAAGGGTTGTATCGGAAAAAGAGCAAAGCTGGTGGGACAAGCACAAGGCAAAGCAGCAAGAAATACTCGAATTAAAACAAAAACTTGGTGAACAAGAGATTTTAAGCGAAGAAGAAAAATACAAGAAAATGCAGGAGCTTGACGAAGCATACAAGCAGAGTAAGGCGGCGCAAATTGCCGACCTTATGACGCAAGTATCAAGCTACACAAACCAAACGGTAGACATCATCAACAACGCTGCAAACTTAATGCTGGAAACTTCCAAGAACAACGCAAAGGCAGAACAGGCAGCGCTTGAGGAAAAATACTTAAAGGGCGAAATCAGCGAGGAAGAATACGAAGAAAAGATAACCGAGAGCAAAAAGAAAGCTGCAAAGGAACAGTACAAAATACAAATGGTTCAGTGGAGCGCTTCTATTTTGCAGGCTACGGCGAACATTGCGCAGGGTGTAACGCAGGCTATTGCGCAGGGTGGCGTTGCGGGGCTTATTACTGGCGGCCTTGTAGCTGCTGCGGGCGCGGTTCAGATTGCAAGCATTATCGCGTCAAAGCCTACCCCGCCGAACTTTGCGGGCGGTGGTTTTATCGGCGGTATGAACGGCGCGACAATGGGAAGCGATAACACCTATATACACGCACGCACTGGCGAAATGGTAGCAAACGCAGCACAGCAGCGCAACTTGTGGGAAGCTATGAACGGCAACGGCGGCGGCAGCGGTACAAACATCGTTATAAATAACAGCGCTTCAAACATCGCCACGGCACAGCCAAAAATTACACGTAATCAAATCGAAATAATGATTGACGCGCGGGTAAATGACAGCTTGAAAAATGGCCGTTATGACAAATCACTGACGCAGGCCGAAAGCGGCATGGGCGGCGACTATTACGGAATCTAGGGGGAACACATGGCGCAGAACTGGAGCACATACGTTAATACAAACTTTTACGGACAGGACGGCGGCTACAAGGACAACACCGAAAAGGTGGAGTTTAAGAGCGGGCGCACCGTCAAATATTTGAAAAACTCGCACCCGAAAAAAACGCACGCCTTGAACCTGCGCTGCAAGGATAAAGGCACCGTAAAGGTGGACGGAAAAACCGAGTTTGAATGGCTTTTGTACTGGTACGAAAACACAGCAAAAAGCGGCACCATTCCGATTTACTTAACGGACATAATCACGGGCAGCGGAACAAAGCAGTATCTTGTCACTATTGAGGGGTGGAGCGGCCAGCGCTTCAAAGAAGTAAACCTGCAACTTGAGGAAGTGTAAAACATGAATATTTTAAGAGCTTTAGCAGAGGGCGGCGGCTATAATCTGCCGTTTCTTTTGCACTTATATGACCCGACAGGAACAACGCATATTTACTTGATAAACGATAACGAGGACTACACCTACGACGGGCAGGAGTATTTATCAAGCAATTTTACATACAGCCCGAACCGCGACGGCGACACCAATTTAAGCATAGAGCTTGTAGAGCACGACGAAATTATAGACCTGCTTGAAAATAACTACTATTTCCACGTGGACGTTATAGGCGTTTTCAACGGCGAGGAAGTCGAAGAAATCGGGCAGTATATGCACAAATACGGTGAGGGAAGCTGGAGCGGCGAAAAGCTCGAAATAAAGCTGAATAAAGACGACCGCGGCGAAATGACTTTCCCAGCACTGACAATGAACAGCGACAACAACAGGGGCGGCAACTAATGAAATATGACGACCTTTTGAACATACCTTTTAAGAAGTTTGGACGCGACAAAAGCGGCTTTGACTGCTACGGCGTGGTTATGGAGTGCTGCAAGAGAGCGGGAACGCCCTTGCGGGACTTGTACGGCGATATAGTGGACTTGCCCGCCGACGGGGTAAATGACTATATAAGCGGGGGCTTGAATGTGCGAGAAATCCCCGCCCCGAAAGTGGGCGCTATCGTATATTCAATCTATCACGGCAACGTACACGTGGGCTACATCGTAGACCGCGGCATAGTTCTACACGCCACAATCGACAAAGGCGTGAAAATCTCACCGCTTGCGGCGTTGCGCCCTATTGCTTATTACGAGGTTATAAATGAAAGCAACCCTATACAAGACACTATCAAACAGACAAACACCGATTGAACTACAGGCAGGGCAGACAGTAGCCGCAGCTTTTCCCGAGTATGACTTAGAAAACGCAATTATTGTCGTAAACGGTAAAATCGTAAAACCCGACTACGTGCTGCAAGAAAAAGATACTGTAATGATACGCTTAACACCAAGCGGAACCGTTGCGGCGGTTGTTACGCTCGTAGTCGTTGCCGTCGTTGCCGTTACTGCTGGGGTAGTCGGCGGTATTGCTGCATATAAGGCAAAACAGGCAGCCGAAGAAGCAGAAAAAGAACTGGAAAAAGTAAAGAAGCTCACCAACAAGCCCGAAGTTGATAACCGCCCGTTTTTACGCGGTGCGAGCAACGCAGACGCGCAGGGCAATTTATTGCCGTTCATGTGCGGTTACAACTTCTTTACACCTTACAAATTAAGCAGCCCGTTTTATAAAATCGTCGGCACTGACGGCGTGGACGAATACACCTACACCGCGCTTGTGTGCGGCTTTAATAAGCAGCTGATTAAAAAAGTAGCCATTGACGACGTAATAATTAAGACCTTTTCTACGAGCGCCCCGCAAGAGGGAGCCTACACGCTCGACACTTCTATTTTTGCCGAGGACGGACGGCTTGAGATTGCGCAGGACGGCGCACTATTAAACGACTTAACAGAATTAAACTACAAGACCGTTTCAAACGCTTGTAACGACGAAATACCAAAAGATACGCTCGTAAGCGAGGGAACAAAAGAGTATTTAACATATACGCTGAACAAATACGCGAAAGACGTTGACGTAGCAATAGCGTTCCCTTACGGCCTTTATGCTTATAACGACGATAACGACAAAGTAAGCAATACCGTTACAATTACGCCGCAGTATTCACTTGACGGCGGCAGCACTTGGACGAACTTTACATTTAACAATAACGGGACTATGACAAACACATTTTCCCGCAACGTTTCAGACAAAGAGCTGCGCTTTGTGGCACACAAGGCTTTTACCTTGTCGGACTATGCAACGCTCAAGAACAACGGCCAAGAAAATATTTATATCCGCGTAAGAAGCAACGGCGCGGCGCATGACACAAAAATACATAATGATTGTTACGTGCTTTTCTATCAGTCGGTTTGTTATGATCCGAACAAGTCAAGCAAGCCTGCGGGAATCGTGGACGACAGCGGGGCAGCTGGCCTTGTAAGCTGCAAGAACGTTGAGGACAGGGAGCGGGCTTTCTGTACTATTCTTGCGCTTAAACTCAAAGCTACAAAAGTAAACGAAGATAAACTCAAAAAAATAAACATCATCACAAACGGCGTGGCGCGTACATGGAGCGGCGCAGCTTGGACGACTGCAAAAACCGCGACCCGAAACCCTGCTGCATGGGCGCTTGAGATTGAAACAAGCGACAGACACCCAGCAAGCCAGCGCCTTGACAGCGAGATAGATTTAGAGAGCTTTGGCGAGTGGTACGAATACTGCGAGGACAAGGGCTACAAGTTCGACTATGCAGTAACACAGAACACCAAAAAAGACACAATCCTGCAATACATCGCAGAAGCTACAGGCGCGTGTATTTACTGGGACATAAACGGACGGCGTGCCGTTGCTATCGACAAACCGCAGGAAAACGCGCTGGCAGTCTACAACCCGCAGAATATTATCTCAATTCAGAATAAAAAGAGCTTTGGCCGCCGTACAGACGGGCTGCGCTTGAAGTACAACTCAAGCGACAATGATTTATTTGAAGAAGTTACCTATTTGGTAATGCGTGAAGTTGACGGGCAGCCGTTGCCGCTTACTGACGACAGCATTATTAAAGATATTCAGATAACAGGCGTTACAACACACGACCACATTGTAAAATACGCCCGCCGCTGCATGGCCATTGAAGCATTAAGACCGAAAACAACTACAATCGAAGTCGGCAACGAGGGTATTTTCTACACGCCATTTTCAAAAATCCTTATTCAAGACGACAGCCTTAAAATAGGACTTGGCAAGGGCTACGTAGTGCAGGATATTGCCTATAGTGGCGGCATTATCGACAAGATTTATATTGACGGGCAGGTAACTTTTGAGGACGGCAAGGAATACGGAATTATTGTTAACTGCTACGGTGCCGACGCTGGCGAAACACCGCTCGCGCTTAAAGTAAGCGGAACGGGCACAACCGACACGCTGAACGTTGACACAATCATAGCACAAAGCGCAAGCATTAAACCCGAAATAAATTGCGTGTTCTCTTTTGGCGAGCTGGACGAAAACGGCGAGTTTACAAAAGTATCTACGGAATACTTAATAAATCAGATCGTGCGCAGTGATAAAGGCTTTAGGCTGGAGCTTGTAAACTACAACGAAGCTATTTACGAAACGGGCACTATTCCCGACTACGTGCCGAACATCACACAGAAGCAGACAAGCGAACCTGCGCCGATACCGTCGGACTACGTGACACAGCGCCAGCTTGACGAAGTAATCGACAATATGCAATCGGGCAATATTCCAGTAGGAAAACCCGACGTGCCGACGCTCGTATATGGCAGCGCAAACCGCGACGGAATCGCCTTGAACTGCACCCACAACACCGACGGACTTAGAAACGACCTGCGGGCTATTGTGTTCACTATCACCAAAGGCGACGGCAGCACGGAAACAATAAGCGTAAGCGGACGCACTGGTACATATACGTTTGACCGTGAAGTGGACGGCTACCCCGAAAAAACAGACCTTGCAAGCTGGAGCGTAAAAGCTCGGGCTGTAAACATCTACGGCAAGGAAAGCGCCGACAGTGAAGCGCGGGCAGTTCTTACGGGCAATTATGGAACATGGGAGCTGGCCGCCCCAGTAGTCACAAAGCGCGAAAGTAACCGCGTAATTACTCTTTACTTTGAGCAGCCGACACGCTCGGACGGCTTGGAGCGTTACGGCAATATTCAGCACCGCGTACAGATTAAGCGCGTAACCGCCCCAGCTGACAGCGGCTATTTTAAGCCTGCTACAAGCGCGAACCCTTACGCAAGCGAAGCGAACTACAAAGACGGCAGCGGCTACGTTATCGCGGGCAGCAGCTACGCGCAGACCTTGCCACTTGCGGGGCAGGATTTAACCGACCCAGTGCCCGAAGATACAACATACGGCTTTTGTGTCGTTGCTTATAACGAAGCAAGCGAAAGCCCAGCAACAGAAATTAACGCCGTAGCACACGCTACGAGCATACGCGACATTGTAGAAAACGCGATAGGTAACGCGCAGATTAAACAAGACGCAGTAACAGCGGACAAAATCTACGTGCGTATGCTTTCAGCAATACAAGAAAACCTCGGATATATCACGGGCGGCGTTTTTGAGGGTACCGAGAACAACCGCTGGGCGCTTTCAACTATTACGCTTGAGGACGGCAGCACCCGATACGAGGGCGCAATGCGCGTCGGCGGTGATGATGAATACTTTGAGGTGGAGCCGTACAACATCGTTAACGGAGTGCCGCAGAATTACCACGTAAAGTTTAAGGCTGGTAACTTTGAGATTGCGGCGCAGGCTTCAAGTATTAACGGAATCCTTTATATACAGGAAAACGAAAACGCGCTTGACCGTACGAAAATAAGCCCGAACGGTACATACTACCAGCACCGCGAAACCGTAAACAGCGAATGGCAGACTATTGCAAGCTCGAACGTTAACGGCGTTATGACAAAGCAGGTATTTTCAGACGATACGCTTTTTATAACAAATCAAGACATGGCACAGCGCCGCAAGCAGGGCTACGACATAGGAAACGCTTATTTGAGCAGCGCTTCTAAAGTGTATCATTTTGACACTGACATTTTCGACCAAAACGGCGTAAACGATTTAACGGTAGAGGACGCAGAAATCGACGGCGGCCACAACCTTGTCGGAAAAGACAACGAAAGCGACGATATAGACTTTACGCCCGCTATTCTTGCGATTGCGCCTTATGCAACGCTCGGCAAGTCACTTTATGGACGCTACGGCATTACTGCCGCCTATGGTTCTTGTGACAAGTTCACCGTTGACTTTTGGCTGCAATACATCTACGCAGAAAATCAGATCATATTTGATATTGGAAACGCTGGCGACAAAATAAAGCTGATTATTGCCGCGGGCGAGTGCTATTTTGAAAAGGGCGCGGACGACGAAAGCGGAATCCCATTTAACGCCGAAATCACCGAAAGCCGCTTATATAACCTTTTGCCGTTGCGTGACGTGCTTTTTAATAAGGCAAGCGAAAGCGAAATAGCATTTAATGCAGCTGCAAACGGCGAGTGCCCTTTTGAATCTATCGCAGTAAAAGAGTTCAACGCAAACTATGTTTATTACGTGAAAACCACTACCGCAGGCGTTGAGGTTTGGAGCGTGGCAACAGTTACCGCGGCCACATATTACACACTGTTAGCGGCTGGACTTTACGAAAAAACGCTGCCGTTCAACTCACCAGCTGCCGCACACAGCTATTTGCAGCATGACGGACAGACACAGAGCGAACAGCGCGAACTTTCCGACATCGGCGTATCGTTTACGCCTAATTCTTGGCTGCATATTGGAATTATTGCAAGCGCAAACAAAATCACGGTGGCGCTGAACGACCGCGCCGCAGAGTTTACCCGCTACGAATCAGCAGCAGCGGCTTTGTCGGTTGTGCTCAACAGTAGCCGCAATTCTTTTATGCTCGACGAGCTTTTAGTAGATATTACAGAAGCCGAAGCGGTAGACACGTTCTACGAGCACACAACAAACCGCGTGCCGTGGGCGAACCTTTCAAAGAGTAATGATTATTTCATTCTTACGGTTAAGGACTTGCAGAACTTCAAGACCAATATTTTTGATACGCAGCTGTTCAAGGATAAAGTCGCAGAAGTTATACAAGACTATATAAATAACAATACACAGGAGTAAAACACTATGGCTACATTAGACTTAACACTGGCAGCATTGCGACTTGCAGGGCTTACAAACTTTACGCCCGAGTTCGGCACAAAGGAAGCCGACGGCGTAAGCGTAAGCACTGAAAACGTATGCAAAGACTTTATGCTGCCGTTTACATTCCAGCGCCCCGTACTCGTAAGCGAAACGAGCGACACTGGAAACATCGAAGCAACTCGCACCCTTGTTCTTACAAACAGCGGAATTGTCTTGACACTTGGCCGCGCAACTTTTGCAGGCTGTAAAATCACCGTGCAGACGGGCTTTACAAGTGGCAGCGCACAGGTTCGCTACTTAACCGCTGCCAACACTTACGAAACCGTTACGCTTGCAGCTGGCAACAGCGTTGAGATTGTAAGTAACAGCGACCTTTATTTTTACAAACGGCTGCGTATCAATAATTCAATCATCATCAACACAAACGAAAACTTGATACTTAACCGCCGTTATCTTTACCCGTCGGTTTTCCCAGTGGTAAACAGAAACAAAGATACCGACTTTGTGGTACAGAATAACCAGCTTTACAGCAAGAACAGCGTATTTATTAGAGCGGGCGCAACCTTGCCGCCGTTCTACGTTGAAAACGTGGGGCTTTTGCAGTTCCACACAGAAAGCGACATAGAGCTTGACGTAGACGACTGCGACGACACTTGCACAGGGCTTGAAGCAGGAAAAGACTATTTTATTTATTTGATTTACAGCCCGACTTTGTTCCCGAACGCAAAAGACAACCTCGGCTTTAAAATCAGTTTGAACGACCCCGACGGAATCAGCTTGTATGGTAATTCAGACATTGCAGGCAGTGGCGCAAAACCGATTAAGGCGTACGCAGAAGTTGACGGCGCGGTTTTGAATGAACAAAACTGTATGTGTATAGGCGGCTTTCATACCGTGCTTGTAGACTGCGACGCACTAGCAGCAGGCCAGCAGGTGCACCCGCTCACAGATTATACAGCGGGAGCCGTTCACCCGTTCACCGTTTGGGACTTGTACCACCGCCCCGAGGGTTCAAGCGTCGGTATGCTTTACAACCCTTGTATTAACAAGTGGGGTTCTTTGTATCTGCTTTCAGAGCGTGCTTTTGACAAGACGGGCACAGCTGCAAGCTACGGCGGCACATACCCGAAAAACAATATAATTCTTATTTCAGCAGCAAACAAAGAGTTTGTAACTGGAACAACTACAGGCCGCGTTTTCCCTTGTTTACGTGGCGAACAGATCTTGAGCTTTCAGAAACAGCGTTTCCCGACTTTGCAGGAGTTTACAGCGTTTACACTTGGAAGCCCGCAGGGGTTAGCAATCAAAGGAGCTGCAAACCCCGTTACTACAGGCGGACACCTTGCAAGCGACAATACGCAGATTATTTCATACTGCGGTATGTTCGACGGCGTGGGCGTTCTTTGGCAGTGGGGACAGGAAAACGGATACACCGTTTCTAGCGACTGGCAGACTAACTACAACACAACGCACGACAAAGACGTTAAAGGCTACGCTTACAACCCGCAAACACGCGTCATTCTTGGTGGCATCTGGGGCAGTAGTTCGCACTGCGGTTCGCGGGCGTACTATTGGAACTATGGGGCCTTGGAACTGTATGGCTATTTCGGTTTTCGGGCGGTTGCCGAGCCACGCCATATTAAGGGGTAAGCACAACCAAGCGGACACCCTACTACGGGAAAAGGGGACAAAGGGGAACAGCCCTACAACCCTACAGCGGATAGGCACTTTTAGCCTATCCGCATAAATGACTATATAAGTATAAGCGGCAATCTTGGGTAGCGCGTGACAAAAAACAACCACGACCCGAAAAACGCCCGCTAAGATATTCACATCAAGGCGGGCGCGTCATTCTTGGTGGCAGCTGGGGCGCTAGTTCGCGCTGCGGGTCGCGGGCGTACTAGTGGAACAGTGGGGCATTGGGTCTGGATGGCTATGTCGGTTTTCGGGCGGTTGCCGATACTGAATAAGATTGTAAGAACCCACTTACGCAATATCTTTTTAGGCTGGCGCGTTATCCAGTGAGGGGAAACCCTGCAAAATTACTGAATGGGAAGCAATACTCGACTAGTAGGAAATCCGAACGCCGTTTATTGATATACTGGCAGATTGCCGCTATTTTTGGAGTACAACAAAGTGAAGCGATACGGTAACTTGTGGCAGCAGGTTTGTTCATACGAAAACATAGACAAAGCTATACGGCTAACTTTCAGAGGAAAGCGCCGTTATAATGAGTTTAAGGAAATCGAAAAGAACTTGCCGTATTATCGCGAACAGCTGCACGAAATGCTTGTAAACGAAAGCTACACCTACGGCAAATATACAATAAAGCACATCTACGAGCCAAAACCAAGAACGGCACTTGTGGCGCGGACTTTCCCCGACAGATTTTTACACCACGCAATAGTAAACATTGGCGAGCCGATATGGAGCAGCCGCACGTATTACCATTCTTACGCCTGCATTAAGGGCAAGGGTACGCACGCAGCACACAGACAGATTGCAAAACTTGTGGCGGGTTATAATTACATTTGTCACTTGGATATACACAGCTTTTATGCAAGCATAGATCATAATGTATTAAAACAGGCATTGCGGCGAAAGATTAAAGACGTAAAGTTTTTACGGTATTGCGACGGCCTTATAGATAATTACCCTACGCCCTGCGGTATTCCTATCGGAAACGCTACAAGCCCGTGGTTTGGAAACGTTGCACTTTGGGGAGTTGACGACTTCATAAAACACGAATTAAAGCTGCCATACGTGCGTTATAACGACGATATGGTAATAGCCAGCAACGACAAAAGCGAACTGGTAAAAGCCCGCGAGCGTGTACGGCGCTTTTTGTGGGAAACAATGGGGCTTACGTTTTCAAAGTCATACATAAAGAACACGCGGCAAGGTATAAACGCCGTCGGCTATCATTCATATAAAAATAAAAAGAGCGACACAGTAACGATATTAAAACGCAAAACTGCGCGTAATATCCGTTTATTTGTCGCCGAAAAAGCGACCACAGAAGCACTCAAGAGCGTTAAGAGCGCAAACAAGGTGCTGCGGGTGCTTACCAGTTACAACGGCATTTTGAAAAATTGCAGCTGTAATCGGTTCATAGAAAAAATAGATTTTAATAACAAGCTGGAGCTTTTCAAAATCAAGGGGCACGAAATGATTAAACAAATCACAGAATATTATAACAACGGAATACTGGCGGGCGAAACGCTGACAATAGAAACAGTCGCGGGGCTGCATATTTATATAAGCGGTATTCAGCAGACTAAAAACAAATACTACCACGAATATATTTGCGAGGAAAACGGCGAAAAGCTCAAGCAGACAAACGGCAAGAATCCGACGTTATCAGTAATTCAGTTTTATATTGCGGCCAAAGAACACGGCAAAGAAGAAAAACAGATCCGAGAAAGCGGGAAGCTATACAAAGTTTTCAGCTCGGCTTATTCCATTACGAACGCAGCCGAAGCCATGAAAGATATTGATTTTAAAAATAATCTTGTTTCTGCAATGTTTACCAAAAGCGGCAAACACCCCGAGCTTGTGCCATACGAAAGCGACTACGCGCAGAAAAAAGGCATAGACACTGCGGGCGTATTGCAGAAGCTCGAAACAATCGCAGCCGCTAGTTAATAGTCAAGTTCCATAAAGCGGACATCACGCACGCGCCCCGTAATAATATTGTCGTTGATATAGTCGCGTATTTCAGCTTGCAGCGCATCTTCATTTTTTGGCGAAAAGTCGGCGGTAGTTTTCTGCGCTATAAGGTTTTTAAGATAAACGGCTATTATGTCATTTTGCGCCGTTATTTCCGTAGCTGTATTTTTATCGTTATAAGCAAGCACAACAGAAAGCGAAACCTTGCCGCCGTCGCTTGTTTTGTTTTCGGCTGCTATTTCCTTAGACCATGACAAAACATCACGATTTTGTGATATATTCTCACTGCTCGGAACGGTTGCAAGGTTCAGCGGTATATCGTCAATGTTTACGGAGTACGCCGCGCCGTTTGCTTTTGCTTCCAGCTTCAACGGCTTTACTTTGTATATATTGAACCGCTCGCCGTTCTTTTTTGCAAAATCTGTAAAATCAATAGAATTGCCGCCCGCTGGTAAATCGTCGGTGTAAAAATACTCACCGTTCAGCGTGTATGTGATTGCGGGAATATCTGCGCCCGTGTCATTGTTTACCCAGTAAAGCACAGGGGCGGCTTTTGGATCGCGTGAGTTATACTCAAGCGAAATATTAAGCTGCTTGGAACATGAGCAAAGCAGAGCCGCAAGAATTAAAGATACAAAAATAGATTTTACTTTCATGTTTACACCTCGCAAAAGATTATAACACGACTTTTCAAAAAGTGTGTAAAAAAATTAACCTGCGCGGACAGTCGCCCGCCCGCTATGTTTATCAGCGTAAAAATATCTGTAAATTAAATCTTTTTCAACTGCTGGCATAGAATCGCCCACAATATCGCAAAGCGGTTCCGCAAGCTCGACGGGGTAATACTTGCCGCCGATATAAGCCCGCAGCCCGTAACGCTCGGACAAGCACAGGGTAAACGAAACGCAAGCGGCGCGAGCTGTAAGCAGATTAAACTTGTAACCGTGATAAATAAAGCTGCCGTTTGCGCGGGTTTTCTTTTCGGCGCGGACTGAAAAAAGAAAGTCAAAATCTTTTACGGCTGGCGGGTTTTGCCAGTGCAGCTCGGAATCTTGCGCAGAAACGGAAAAACGGGCGTTAAATCCCTCGACGAAATCAGCAAGAAAAGCGTTTGCTTTTTCGATAGTGTCGATTTTTAAGAAGCGGAAAATATAAGGCAATCGGCCTTGCAGCGTTTGCCATAGTCGCTCGATACGCCCTTTTGCCTGCGGGCTATAAGCTGCAATCAATTCTATGTTTAATTCTTGGCAGGTTTTCTGCCATTGCGTTTGTGCTTTTTCAGCGCCTGCTAATTGTTCCTCAAGAGTTGCGCCACGGTTCACAAAAAAGCAGCTGGATCTATCCGAGTAAATAGCCCGCGGCAGCTTTCCGCCCGTTCGCTCGAACACTTGGTAAAGTAATTGATAATAGCCGAGCAAACATTCATTTTCGCAGAAATACAGCGCTACTACTTTGTGCGTAGCGTCGTCGATTGCACCGTGTAAACAAACCTTGTGGCCGTTCATAAACCAGTCATGGCTTGAGCCGTCAATCTGTATTAAGTCGCCCTCGTTTGGCCGTTCGGAGCGCGGCAGGTGCAGCTTTTTTTCGCGTACAGGAATACGGGCGCGGGGCGAAACAATACCAGCACCCGAAAGCGCATTGTATACAGTGGCATAGCTTGGCACCTTTTTGTAGTGCAGATAGTCGGCGCAATCGTCGCGAAAAGAAGCAAACGGGGTGCCGTTGAATTGTTCATAATCTGCGACAATCTTTGCAGAATCATATTGTTTGTTTTTTGGAGTGCGCCCAGTGTTGCCGTGAATAAAGATTGAATCGCCGTATTTTCTGTAACGATTTTTTAATCGCGTGACAGAATACGGCGCTATTCCGATAGCTTTTGCAGCTTTGCGAACTGAGATTTTACCAGCGCAGCACATCGGTATATACTGCATTTTCTTTGCGTGTAACTCGTAATTCACGCGGTAACAATCGGCGACAAGTGGAACAAACTTTAATTAACTTGGTACAAATTGGAACATTTGGAACACTTGTTCCATTTGTTCCACGTGTTCCATTAAGAAAAACAGCGTATTTTTAACGCATTTTTGCACGCGCGTTAAACGCTGCGCCCCGTAAAAAACGCCCCTTGTAAATCCTTGTAATATATAGACTTTGGAACACTTGTTCCATTTGTTCCATTTTGTCGCTATGTATATGTATTTGTATATGTATTTGTATATGTATATGTATTTGTATATATATAATATATAGGCGCATTGCTGCGCCCGCCCTGCGTTGAGAAAATGCAGCCCAGCTTCTTTTTTTTCGGGGCGGTATTATCGGCAAGAAATAAAAAAATATTTAATTTAGCGCTTGACAGATTTTAAAAAACGGCGCTATAATCAAAATATCAGCGGAAACAAGCCGCTGCATATCTTGGGTGTACACCTTTTCAAATCAATGTTGACACTATCAACATTAAGCAAAAAAGTGCACACCAAGCAAACGAGCTGCTATATCTTGGTGTGTTGTATAGCCGCTTGTTCGGTACGAGTGGCTTTACGGTAACTCGTAAAAATTAAGCCCGCAGAGGATAACACACCAATCCGAAGTGGGCTTTATCTTTTTTTGAGGTGTGCTATGACAAAAAACAATTCCTACCCATTGCAGCTCGTAAAAGCGTTCAGAGCTGGCGAAATCACAAGACAGCAATTTATCAACAAGTTTACTTTGTGGCAAAAAAGTTGCGGCATAAACTTTGACTGCAAAGGCAGCGCCGACCAAAACGGCACATATCTAACTTATCGCGGAATCGTCGGAACGATAAAAAACGGCGTAATCAAGTTCATAACAAAAACAGCAGGTAAAGACTGGGTATATATCAACGAAACAGCAAAAAGCGTTTTCGAGTTTTGCCGCAAGGTTGATTTTTCAAAACAGCGTGAGGGTGTGAAATGGATCTAAAAGACATACCCGAGAGCGCTGTAGTTCAGCAGGTAAAAACAGTTATTAAAGCAACGGGTTTGAAGTTGCAGCGAATAAATACGGGCTGCTTTCAAATTGGCGAGGGACGCAACCGCCGCTATGTAAAAACCGCGGAAGCTGGCACCTGCGATTTTGAGGGCTACGACAACCACGGGCGATTTTTGGCGGTTGAATGTAAGCGGCCAGTGGGCGGGAAATTATCACCCGCACAGGAAGCGCGAATAAACGACATAAACCACAAGGGCGGCGTTGCCTTTGTAGTTCATAGCGGGGAAGAGTTCCTGCAAAAACTTAAAGAAAGACATTGCATTTAAGGGGGTGCGACAATGTTTGAAAACGAAGAAGTAGAAATTGAGAAAGTGCCAACACCAGCGGCATTTTTAACACTGGTAAAACAACTTAACGCCATTGCATACGAAAAAGAAGCCGTTTTGCAGTGCGAGGAAAGCGGCGCAAAGGTTGCGAACTTGCAGGGCTTTTTAGCTGGCGTGCGTAATTACAAAAAGGTTATGCACGACAACGGCTACGAGTTTGACATCAAATACGAGGGCACAACAGAGCGCGGCGTATCGTTCTTTGACGACGACGGTTGCGTTTTAGAGCTTGCCGAATTGAGAGTAATTAAAAGCGATATTGACGAGTTCACGGAAACACAGACTTTTGCGCACTTTAAAGACAAGTGGCAGCAGGCAGTAGACACAAAAAAAGACTGGTTATTTTACACCAGCGAAAAAGGACGTGACCTGCATTTTTGCAAGGGCTGGTATGAAGCCATGAAAACAATAGACGACATAATCGAAAGACTTGGGCGCGAGCTTGAAGCTGCGGAAAAAGACGCGGCAAACAGCCTGCCTTTTGACGAAATCGGGCAATAAGGGGAACACGCGCAGAGGGCGCTTAAAG